GACGAGGAGAAACAGCCGTGAGCGCCTCTAAGCAAGCCCTGCAGGCCATGCTGGCCGAAGCCACCCAGACCGCCCGCGAGCGCGAGAACAGCATCGACAAGGTCCTGGCCACCCAACAGAGCCGCGGTGCGACCGCCGAGCAGCTCGCTGACTACCGCGACCAGCTCGAGGAGCGCGCCGGGCAGATGAAAAACATCGTCGACTTCCTCCACACCGCCGTGCACGCGCACCAGGAGATGGGCGACGAGCCCGCCGCCATGATCGCCTACCAGGGCGAGATGATGCTGGCCAACTGGAGCGAGACCGCCTCGGCCGGCCGCCAGGTGGTGTTCTGGCTCGAGGAGGGCGCCGACGCGGAGACCGAGCACCCGTTCAAGTTTTTCACCCGGCGGATCCGCGGCCACGCCGGCACGCGCTTCCAGGCCGTGCTGGTCGAGATCGACGACGAGGGCCAGCCGGTTCCACGTGGAACAGGGGTGCGCCTCGACCCGCCGGCCGAGTCAAAGCCCAAGCTGAAAGGCGGGGCGGTCAGCAAGAACGCCGGCATGCTGTGCAAGGACGAGGCCTTCCACCGCTACCTCACCGAGCTCGCCAACAGCAACCTGACCGACGACCAAACCTTCGTCGAGGTCAAGGAGGACGGCGCCGCGGACTACGTGCGTCGCATCTGCGGGGTCGAGAGCCGCGCCGAGCTCGATCACAGTCGCAAAGCCCAGCTGGCCTACGAGAACAAGGTGTGCAACCCGTTCTACCGCTGGCTGGAATTCGATGGAGGGCCGAACGCATGAGCAAGACACATCCCATGGTCGCCCTCGCCTATGAATCCTGGTGTGAAGCGTACAGCGACCACCCAGCCTTTGACGCTATGCGCGAGGCTTTCGCGGCAGGCCTTAAGTCTGCGGTGGCTCATTTGCTGTGCACCGCAGCCGTCATCGAGTCAGTCAACGAGAATGACCCCGCGCTACCGGTACTGGCAGGCCTGGAAAAAAGCATCCTCGACCAGGCGCACAAGATCGAAAAAGCGGAGGACGAGTGATGGGACACGCAACAATCCTTCACCTTGACGGGCGCCGTGAGAAGATCGCCGCACCCGATGTACTCGACGGCAGGCAGCGCAACTTTCTGCTGGCCCTGAAGAACATCGTGCGCGGGCACATCGAGTACGTGCATGTGCTCTACGAGGGCCGGGCCGTCTACATGATCGTCAACGAGACCGGCGCCGTCCAACACCCGCCGCTGAAGATCAACAAGGCGGCCTCGCTGATCTACCACAACAACTGGTGCCAGCAGAACGACATGGACCCCGAGGACACCTTCCGCCTGCGCCTGTTGCCATCGATCCACGGCACCGCCGTGCTGCTGCATGATGTGGAGGTGCGATGAAAGACCAGGTACCCATAACCTTCCTCGGCGAGACCACCCTCAAGCGCATGGCCAAGACCCACGCCTTCCAGTTGTCGCGCATGATCGACGAGATTCTCTACGCCGCCCGGGAGACCGACTGCGACTACGAGAGCAGCGACCCCGAACGCAGCGATAAGGTCTGGGCCGGTTGGATCGTGCTGGGGCCCAAGGACAAGTACATCTCAAAGACCGAGATCCCCGAGGACGTGCAGGTCAAGAGCACGGTGACCGGCGGCGCCTACTTCGACACCCTGGCCGCGCTGCGCGCCGCCCGCGATTACCTCGAGCTGATCGCGCTCAAGGAGGTGACATGACCCACTGCGACTACGAGCGCACCGAGCGCATCACCATGACGCTGGAGGAGTTCCACCAGGCCCTGCGCGATCAGCACCGCGAACGTCCCGCGGACCTCACCTACCGCTGCCCGCGCTGCGGCCTGGTCCAATCCGGCCAAGACCTCATCGACGCCGGCGCCGGCAAGACCTGGCAGGAGGTCGAGAAGTACGCGGCGTTCAGCTGCGTCGGCCGCTGGAGCAAGACCAAGGGCTGCGACTGGACCCTGGGCGGGCTGTTTCAAATCCACGAGCTGGAAGTGATCACGCCCGACGGTGAGCATCACCCCCGCATGATGCCGGTCAAGACCGACACCAAAACATGATGCAAAAAATGCGATTTTTATACAGGAGAACCCGACATGAACGAAAAAGACAAAACCGCTAACACATACCGCGAGGCCATGAAGCCGCGCACAGGCAAGGACGTGATCCAGGAGGCCCTGGAAAAGACCCAGCGCGATGTGGAGGGCGAGTTCCCGGAAGGCCGCCTGAACGACGAGGACGAGGGCGCCCTGATGGTCGCCGTCGTCGTCCAGGACGGCAAGGTCGCGATACGCTTCCCGCACCCGGTGCAGTGGTTCGCCATGGAGCCCGAGCAGGCCGTGGAGATGGCGGTCGCCATGATCAAGAACGCACGTCGCGCCGGCTTCAAGCAGCCGGTCACGCTTTGACCTCATGACCATGTACGCACCCGACGAGATCACCGAGGATTACATCGAGAACATCTGCGACGACCTCAAGTGCGCGCTGACCAACGTGCTCGAGGGCGACGCGGAGGAGGCCGACAAGGCCGACGAGATCATCGCTCACCTGGAAGGCCTCGCCGACGAGCTTCGCCAGCGGCTGGAGGACCAGTCACCATGAGGAACAACGATGACAAACAGGACATCTATTTCTGGCGCGTGATCGGCCTGCTGCTGATCGTCGCGCTGATGTTGATCGGCACCGGACTGGGGTCGATTTTTTCATGACAGACGAGCGGAGGAGATAGCCACCATGCACCACCAAACCATCGTGATCGGCAACATCGGTCGAGACCCGGAAGTCCGCTACCTGCCGAGCGGCCAAGCCGTCGCTGAGTTCAGCGTCGCGGCCAACGAGAAGTTCAAAAAATCAGACGGCAGCAAGGGCGAGCACACCGAGTGGTATAATTGTCGTTGCTACGGCAAGCTGGCCGAGCTCGTCGGTGAGTACCGACGCAGCGGCGACCTGGTATTCATCCAGGGCCGCATGCACACCGACAAGTGGGAGAAGGACGGCCAACCCCACAGCCGCGTGATGCTCAACATAGACACCATGCGCGGGCTCAGCGGTAAGCGATCAGCTGGCACATCGTCCGCCGCACCTCAATCGAAGCCACCCGAACCCAGTCCCCATGGAGGCGAGGACTTCGATGACGACATTCCATTTTGAACCAGGTAATGGCAACCGCTGGCTTGTTGTGTCGGCTGCGGCGGACCGCGTAAACCGGAAGGAACGCCAGCCAGCGGGAGCCACCCACGGAGGAGAACCCTGATGGACATAGAGATCACCACGCTAACCTGGATCACGATCGGCGCCTGGCTCATATCCAGCGCCTTTCTGACCCTGCTGTTTTTGAGCGCCGCCGGACCCAAAACACCCGAGGAACAGCGACGCGACGACGAGGAGCAATACCGCTGGATTTGCGAGACCCAGTTCATCGTAACCCTGGACCGCTACGCGAAGCGGTACGGGCACCCCTCGGCCTGGCAGAAAGCCGCCTGGGCGGCACACCGCCAGATCGACCACAACATCAAGCGCTGGAGCAACCAGCAACTCCTGGATGCCATACGCGCACTACGAGCAGGGAGGAGAACCCTATGTGGATCATGACCAAGCACGGCATGCTGAGCATCGTCGAGCACTACGACCACGAGAACGTGATGGTCGTGCGCAGCCGCGACCGCAAGGCCCTCGATCACTACTTCCCCGGCGGCGATAAGCCAGTGGAAACGACTTACACCGACTACCGCTGGCGCTTGTTTCTGTCGCGAGACGAGGTCGCCGGGTTCTTCGCGGGCCTCATCGACGAGATCCGCTACCCGAACTTCAAGAACGCCGTCGAGGACGACGAGCTGCACGCCGCCTACTCATGCACCTGGGTGTGCATGCGCCGCTATCAACAGCGCGTCAATCCGCCTACAATGGACGACACGCAATACGACCTCGGGTTCAAGGAACCCGCCGCACCCTGGAGCGACGAGGAGTGCGAGCCCGAGGCCGTCTATCACCCCGGCTGGCCCTCGCGCCGACCGAACTGAGCAACGATTCACCTGCATTACGCGGCCGAAGCGATCCCAACCCCTCACGCTGGCCGCGTTTTTTTGTGCGCCTGTACCCGGCACGCGATAACCGCTACACTCGGACCCGATCGAGGCGCGGAACATCGCTGGCATGGATCTAGAGCTGGAACTGGCGAGCGCACTGACGACCCCAAGACCCATCGCGATACGACACTGGTGGGACACGGTCGCCGAGCTGGGCTGCCTCATCACGCGACGGCCGAACCCAACACTGCATCACATAAAAGGCGGCAGCGTCGCTGAAATCGGCCTGCACAGCGGCGTGGCCCTGCGCGGCATCTCGGACTACCTCGTGATACCGCTGGCCGCCGAGCTGCACGTCATGAGCGGCATCGCGATCGACGGTTCGATGGGCGTGCGCTCCTGGGAGGCGCGATTCGGCACACAAGTAAACTTCATGGACCAGGTATGCAGACAAACGGGGGTGAATGCGTGGCGCGAGGCGGGAGTCGACAGGAACCCATGGAGGACCTGCGCGTCATCGGAGTGGACCCCGGGGTCAGTGGCGCCATCGCAATGATCGAGGCGGCAAGCCTACGCAACCCGCAGCTGATCGACCTGCCCACCAAGCGGCGCTACAACGGCCGCACCGCACTGCACGGCTACGCCACCATCGAGACCCTCCAGTGGCTGATCGAACCCGGCCAACGGACCTTCATCGCCTGCGAGGCCATCCACGCCATGCCCGTCAACGGCGCGATCGGCGTGTTCAGCCAGGGCAGTGTGACCGGCGCGCTCGAGGCGATCTTCGATATCCTGGAACACTGGCACCCGAACCTGCAGGTGCGGTTCATCGCCCCCGGCAAGTGGAAGCAACACTTCGGCCTGGTCAAGACCACCAAAGACCAGGCCAGACTCAAGGCCACCCAGGTATTCGATGAGGCCCGCGAGCGACTGGCACGCAAGCGCGATCACAACCGCGCCGAGGCCGCGCTCATTGCCCGTTATTTCTGGGATGACGTCTCAGGAACGCTTCCCACCGAAGCCGAGGTCGATTAAAATGCACCAAACCACACGGTTCTCCAAACTTACGTGGTTTTGCTGGGAGGGGCCCCGACGCGAGTCGTGGGCCCCTTTTTAATCCGGGGCCAGCCATGAGTCTGAGCGGCAGCGATATCGTCCTGCGAGGCATCGATGGCAAGAGCGATCGCTGGCAGCTGGAGACCCGCATCGAGTACACCGCACCGGAGTCTGTTGTGCGCAAGCACGGCGGCCCCGAACTGATCATCGTCAAGGTCGGCTTCGAGACCGACCTGGCCAGCACCCCGCGGTGGCTTTGGTCGCTGCTGCCGCCGTTTGGCAAGTACGCCGGCGCGGCCATCATCCACGACTACCTCTACCAGGCCCACGAGGGCACCCGCAAACAGGCCGACGTGGTGTTCCGCGAAGCAATGCAGGAGCAACGCGTCCCGCGCTACAAGCGCGAGCTGATGTACCGGGCCGTGCGCCTGTTCGGTGGCCGGGGCTGGAAAAACGGCCCGCGGGTGGGCGGCATCGTATGACGAAAATTGTCATGAGCGTGCCGCACAGCGGCACCCGATCGCTGGTCGAGTTCACCGGCATCACCGGCGCGGCCCAGGCCTGGTGGCACTTCGGCTTCCATGACCAGGAGCTCGACACCCGCACACCGATCCACCTGCACATCCCGATCCGCGACCCCATGGCGGTCGCCGCCAGCTGGGCCCGACGCGCCAAGCACATCGAAGGCCTGATCAACGCCTACCAGGCCATGATGGCCGTGATCACCGACGCGCCCGATCACATCACCTACACCCTGTACCGCATGGAGAACCTCGCGCTGCGCCTGGGCGACGGTGACGGCGGCGCCCGGCACCCGAACGACGCCAGGCCTTACCAGGCCGCCGTCCAGGCCCAGGTGGTCGAACCGCATGCGAGCTTTTTCGGAGAGCTGTATCCATGACCTGGGAGAACCGCATCGTCGGCCACGACGACGTCCCGCCAGGCGACCTGGTCGCCAACCCGGACAACTGGCGCACCCACCCCCGGCACCAGGCCAACGTGATGGAGGACACCCTCGACGAGCTGGGCTGGCTGCAGCACATCGTGGTGAACAAGAACAGCGGCCTGATCGTCGACGGCCACCTGCGCGTCGAGCTCGCCTTGAAGCGCGGCGTCGACACCGTCCCGGTCACCTACGTCGACATCACCGAGGCCGAGGAGGCCCAAGCGCTGGCCACCCTCGACCCCGTCTCCGCCCTGGCCCGCGCCGACAAGGACGCGCTCGCCCGCGTGCTGGACAACATCGACACCCCCAGCGAGAGCATCCAGAAGCTGATCGACGACACCGCCAAGAAGGCCGGCCTCTACACCAACGACGAGGAGGCCAAGCAGGAGGCCCTGTCAGCGGCCCAGGAGGAGCGGCAAGCCCTGGTCGACCGGTACGGCCTGGAGCAAGGCCAAGCCTGGCAGGCAGGCCCACACCGCCTCGTGTGCGGCGATTCGACCGATCCGGCCACCTACCAGCGGCTGATGGGGATCGAGCGCGCCAGCTGCCTGTTCACCGACCCGCCCTACGGCGTCGACTACGAGGCCCGCAGCGGCAAGTTTGAGATCATCGTCAACGACGAGCTGAAGTTCGACCAGCTCGCCGAGTTCCTGGTCGCCGCCCTGCGCCCGGCCGTGAAGGTGCTGCAAAAGCACGGCAGCGCCTACATCTGGCACGCCTCCAGCACCCGGGAGGACTTCGCCCACGCCATCAAGGCCGTCGGGCTCGAGGAGCGCCAGTACCTGATCTGGGCCAAGCCCGCCGCGGTGCTAGGCTGGGGCGACTACCGCTGGGGCCACGAGCCGTGCTTCTACTGCAGCCACGCCGACGAGACCCCGCAGTTCTTCGGCGACCGGGAGAACCAGACCGTCTGGCGCCTGACCGGCCGGCTCGACGACGGCAACATCGGGGTCACCGCCGCCGGCGGCCTGCTGGTCACCGACGGCGATGGGCACCAGCTCTACCTGACCGACAAGGCGCCCAAGGGCAAGAAGCCCCGCCATGTGCGCATCTACGATGAGGCGGTGGTGCTGAGCGACGCCGACAGCGATCTGTGGGAGGTCGCCCGGGTGAGCAACACCGCGCACCCGACCGAAAAGCCCAGCGAGCTCGCCCGCAAGGCCCTGCTCAACAGCACCCAGGAGCAAGAGATCGTCCTCGACCCGTTCGCCGGCAGCGGCTCCACCCTGGTCGGGGCCCATCAGACCCGTCGCCGCGCCCGGCTGATCGAGCTGATGCCCGAGTACGCCGCGGTGATCCTGGACCGCGCCGAGAAGCTGGGCCTCACCCCCAAACAGGTCGACTGAGATGCACGAGATCAAAATCATCCACTACGACATCACCACCGACGGTACCCCCCAGGGCACCGAGCTGCGCATCGACGGCCGGCTGATGTCGGGCATCAAGCGCATCAGCTTCGACGCCAGGCCCGAGGCCGCCCCCACCCTCACCCTGGAGATCATTCCGGGCGCGCTGACCATCAACGGGATGGCCGACGTGAAGGCCTTTGCCTGGCAGGACAAAGAAAAAATCTGAGACGGCCTTAACAAATTTCGGCGGCGGCCGATAAGCGCATCGTGCGCAAAACGACATACAAGATCCTCACCCGAGATGAGAACGAGGCGCTGCTGGCGATGTACCGGCGCCGGCTGAAACTGCTGAACGAGGCCGAACAATACAGCATCGAGAATCTGGCACGCCGATTCGGCTGCTCAAAAAACACCGTCTGGGCTCGCACCTGCGGGCTTAGCGCCGAGCCCCACGGCGAGCCGGACTCCTACACCGAGCGGCTCATCAAGGAAAACGCCGCCCTCCAACAACGGATCGAGGCGGTCAAGGCCACTTGCGCCAAGATACTCACCAAGGTTCGCATCGTCGAAGGTTCCCGAGATACGCTAACGAAGCATTTATACGAACTCGGGCGACACGCCCGTGACGCGTTCATCGAGGAGGCGCATCAATGAATCTTCACAATCCAAAATCGTGCATTTGGAAAATCAGCCCGAAACCTTACGCAAAAGTTCTAGTGTTTGCTGTGTTGTTCACTGTGTCGTTTGCTGTGTCTGCTCACGATCCGGTGGCCGAGCTCAGCACAAGACTGGAGGCCGCCGAGTTGGAGCTGGCCGACGTATCGGCCCTGAAAGGCGAAGTCGCGGCCCTGGCAGTCCAGATCAGCGAAATCACGCTACCCGATCTCGCCCCCCTGCAGGCCCAGATAACAGCCTTGCAGACCCAAGTCAGCGAGATTTCGACACCCGATCTAAGCGCCTTAACGGCCCAGATTACGGCCCTCGAGGCCCGCGTCAGCGAAATTTCGACGGGCGTTAGCGGCGGCGATACCAGCGCCTTGCAGACCCGGCTGAGCGAGCTGACAGACAGCCTCACCGCGCTCGAAGCACAGACCCTGGCCAGCGACACCGCCATCCATGCGCTGCAGGCCACCTGCCTGAGCTGTAGCAGCCTGATAGGACAGACCGCCGTCGCGCCCAAGCGCCTGCACGGCCTGAGCGCGGGCACCCTGATCCCCAGCGACGGCCACATGAAACAGACGAACTACCTGGATGTGCTGTTTACCATCGAGACGTTCACCCGCAAGAGCGAGTCACCCCCGACCTGGCAGACCATGGTGCTGCTCTCGCGTGACGAATCAGGCCAAGCGGCTCCCGGGCACTTCACGCTCTACATCGGCGAGGACCGGCGCCTGCGGCTGCGATCCCAGGGCGCGGCCGACGAGCCACAGGTAAAGCTGCAATCGCAACAGCAACTCGAGGCCGGCGAGCGCCACCGGGCGCAGGTGATCATCGGGCCACGGCGCACGCATCTGTTCCTCGACGGTGTCGAGGTCGGCATCAGCGAGCACGTCAACCTGCTCGCGGGCAACGATCTGCCCATGGTGGTGGGAGCGACCTGCTGGGGCGTAACCCAAGCGATCTGCGAAGCCGAACCGGCCAAGCGCAAGTTCCCCTTCGCCGGCACCATCAGCGCCGATCTGTACGCCAACCCCGTCGACATCACGATACGAGGCATGGCTTTGAATTGATAAACAAGGCGCAAGTCGAGGAGATCATCTGCAAGTATCGCAATCGCCTGGAAAAAGCTAGAATGATTGGCGCCGTAGACCAAGAGACCATACGCGACTGGACCGTGCGAAATTTGGCAAAGGCCTACAAGGTACACCCGAACATCATCTGGCGATATGTCGATTCAAGGACCTCGGATGGCCGGAACCAGCAAACTGACAGCCAAACAGGTAAAAGAAATCAGAGCGAAGTACCGCGCCCGGTGCGAAGCCCTGGAGGCGACCGCCGGGTGGACGGTGCGCAACCTGGCGATAACCTACGGCGTCCACCCCAACACCATCTGGCGCCACGTCGATTCGATTGGCCTGAGATCGGCAGGCCTACCGATCCAACGCAAGCGATGACCAGGCCCACCCCCGAGGAGGAGTGCGAGCAACTGCACGACGAGATGCGCCGATTCCAGGTGCGTCACAACCAGGCCCTGGCGCTGATCGATCGCCTGCGCCAGGCCGTGGGCTACCATTACAAGGCCCGGCTGCTCAAAGCCGTGGACGGCGACACCGTGGACCTGGAGGTCGATCTCGGCTTCCACGTCCACACCCGGATGCGCTTCCGCCTGGAGGCCATCGACACCCCGGAACGGGGCCAACAGGGTTACCAGGCGGCCACAGAACACCTGCAACGGTTGCTGGAAGACCGCGATATCTGCGTCGAGTCGCGCAAAACCGGCAAATACGGCCGTTGGCTGGCCACCTTGTACGTCGGAAACAAGAACATCAACGCCCAGATGATCAAAGATGGGTATGCGAGGGAATATGGCACGTAACAGCAAGCTCACCGACGAACGCCAGGCCGCCATCTGCGACGCCCTGGCCATTGGCGTACCCCGATCAACCGCCGCCCAGGCCGCCGGCATCACCGAGCGCACCTTGTACCATTGGCTGGAGCGCGGAGAAGCCGCAACCCGCGGAAAACACTTTCAGTTTTTTCAGGCTGTACAGGCCGCCGAGAACCAGGCCGAGATGAGCGCCATGGCCGTCTGGCGCCAGGGCATGATCACCGACTGGCGTGCCGCCAAGGAGTTCCTGGAGCGCCGCTTCCCCGACAAGTACGCCCTGGCCAAAGACCGCGGCACCGACGACCAGGGGCCTCGGGAAGTCATTGTGGTCCGCGAGGATCAACTCAGCGAGAAGGAGTGGAGTGAAAGAGCCCGTAACCAGTTTGGCACTTGAGGACCCCGAGAAGCTGCCCGGGATGGGCGCCGGCGTGCTCAACATCAACATCGGCGTGAGCCCGGCCGGCGAGATCCTGATGCTGCTGAGCGAATCGACCCAGACCGTCTACATGACCCCGAAGGCCGCCGCCGCGGTGGTCCAGGGCCTGCAGGACGCGATCCTCAAGAGCCAGGCCCTGGAGGCCGATACCCCACAATGAGCCCTGATCTGATCACCGCCTTTCGCGAGTTCCTGTGGGCGGGCACGGTGTGGAATGACCACAACTTCAACTACGACCAGGTGGCCGAAAAAGCCCAGGCCGCCTGCCGCGCCGCCGGCATCCAGACCCCCGAGGAGGCCAACGACCTGCTCGAGCGCCTGGCCGAGGAGCAAACCAAGATGGAGGCCCTCGAGGAGCTGGTCGCCGCCGACCGCAACGAGATCGGCAGCTACGGCAGCAACAAAGGCCTGCGCGGCCAGACCGCCCGGCTCAACGAGCGCCTCGAGCGCGCCCAGGCCCTGCTCGCCAAGGTCCCCCGGGTCGCCACCAACGCCGGCAAGCACGATCTCAGCATCTTCCTCGGCCAATACCGCCGCTGGCTGGAGACCCTCGACACGCCATGAAGATCATCTACATCGAGCGCGACATGAGTCTGATCACCGCCCCCGGGCGGCCTGTGGCCACGCGTAAGCGCGCCACCGCGGCGGTTGAGCATACCCGCCAGGGCCACTACCAAAAGCGCCGTCAGGGCCGCTACGCCCGCCTGCGGCCCGATCGTGGACGAGGTCGCCCATGACGGTGCGCAGAGTGAAGGGCGGCTACCGCCTCTACAGCAAGAAGGGCAAGAACCTCGGCACCTTCAAGACCAAGGCCGCGGCCAAGAAGCACGAACGCGAGATCCAGTACTTCAAGCGCAAAGGCAAGCGGTGAGCCAGAGCGTCGCCCGCGTCACCATCCGGGCCCAGCCAGGCCCGCAACAGCTGCTGCTCCAATGCCCGGCCGAGGAGATCTTCTACGGCGGCGCCCGCGGCGGCGGCAAGAGCTACGGCGGCCTGCTGGACTTCAATCAGCACGCCATGGTCGGCGGCCAGCACGCCCGCGGCATCCTGTTCCGCCAGACCTACCCCGAGCTCGAGGACCTCATGGCCAAGGCCGACGAGATCTACCCCGAGATCGGTGCCACCTGGCTGGCCAGCCGGCGCATGTGGCGCTTCCCCGGTGGCGGCTGGCTCAAGATGCGCCACCTGGAGAAGGAACGCGACGCGCTCAAGTACCAGGGCCACGAGTACACCTGGGTCGGCATCGACGAGGTCGGCAACTACGCCACCCCCGACGCCATCGACACGCTCAAGGCCACGCTGCGCTCACCCCACGGCCTCAAGAAGCGCCTCTACCTATCGGGCAACCCCGGCGGCGTGGGCCACAACTGGCTCAAGGAGCGCTACATCACCCCGGTGCCCCCGGGTCACTTCCAGATCGAGATCAGCGAGCGCACCGGCGAGATCTGGCGGCGCTGCTTCATCCCCGCCAAGGTCGAGGACAACCGGCTGCTGATGGCCAACGACCCCGGCTACATCGACCAGATCGTCGCGGCGACCACCGGCAAGCCCTGGCTGCTCAAGGCCTGGCTCGACGGCAGCTGGGACATCGTCGCCGGCGGCATCATCGACGACCTGTGGAGCGCCAAGGCTCATGTGATCCACGCCTTCCAGATCCCGGCCGACTGGCGCATCGATCGCAGCTTCGACTACGGCTCCAGCAAACCGTTCGCGGTCGGCTGGTGGGCCGAGGCCAACGGCAACCCGATCACGCTGCCCAGCGGCGAGGAGCGCACCTACCCCCGCG